TTTCCATGCCTCTAACAAAGCTAAATTTTAAGTCTGGAATCAACAAAGAAGAAACCGATTACTCAAACGAAGGTGGTTGGGTAGACGGTGATAAAATTAGATTCCGTAAAGGTCGTGTCGAGAAAATCGGTGGCTGGGAGAAGTTTTCACCTAGCTCCATAATAGGCTCTGCAAGAGCTTTACATGCTTGGATCTCACTTGCTGGTGCTAAATACTTAGGCATTGGCACAACCAACAAATATTACATAGAGGAGGGTGAGTCGTATAACGACATTACTCCTATACGAAAAAATACAACAAACACTGCGACGTTTGCAGCGACCAACGGTTCTTCTACTGTGACCGTTACTGATAGCTCACACGGCGCGGTTCAGGGCGACTTTGTTACATTTTCTAGCGCAGTTTCTTTGGGCGGTAACATCATTGCAAGCGCTCTGAACCAAGAATATCAAATAGATCTAGTCACGGGCACTAACACTTACACAATAACGGCAAAGGACACAACAGGCACAACGTTGACCGCAAACTCAAGCGATTCCGGTAACGGTGGATCTGCTACCGATGCGGCATATCAACTCAACTCAGGATTAGATTTTTTCGTGCAATCCACGGGTTGGGGTGTAGATACTTGGGGTGCTGGCGGCTGGGGATCGTCAACAAGTTTAACAGCAAGTAATCAGTTACGATTATGGACGCACGATAATTTTGGTGAGAATCTAATCATAAACCCAAGAGGTGGCGGTATATTCCGTTGGGTTGAAGATAACGGCACTACTACAAGAGCTTTACAATTATCCGGAGTATCAGGAGCAAACTTGGTGCCAACCGTAGGTTTGCAAGTTATCACCTCAGAAACGGATAGGCATTTGATAGTATTAGGAGCAGACCCCATATCGGGTAGCAGCAGAACAGGATCCGTAGATCCCATGTTGGTTGCTTTTAGTGACCAAGAAAACGAATTACAATTTGAACCGTTAGCCACAAACACTGCCGGTTCGCTTAGATTATCTAGCGGATCTGCCATAGTGGGTGGCCTCAAAGCAAGACAAGAAATATTAATATGGACCGACACATCGGTTTATTCCATGAGTTTTATAGGTCCGCCGCTTACCTTTGCTATCAATCTAATTAATGAAGGTGCAGGCTTGATTGGGCCCAAAGCAGCAACTAATACGCCTAGAGGTGTATTCTTTATGTCTAAAAAAGGTTTTTATTATTACAACGGATCGGTGCAAAAACTGCCTTGTTCAGTGCAAGACTTTGTGTTCTCAGATCTTGATGAGAGTCAAGCTTTCAAATGTTTTGCCGGTTTAAACGAGGAGTTTTCAGAAGTTTGGTTTTTTTATCCATCCATAGCCGATAACGAAAGAGAGATATCAAGATACGTTATTTACAATTACGAAGAAAATTCATGGAGTGTTGGCACCTTAGAAAGATACAGTTGGTTAGCATCTGGTGTTTTAGATAAACCGGTAGCAGGCGGTGAGGCGTCGTCTGTTAAATTTATTTACCAACACGAAACAGGTTTTAACAACGACGATAGCGCTATGGACGGTGTGTTCGTAGAATCAGGCGATTTAGATGTAGGCGACGGTGAAAACTTTGTCTTCTTAAAAAAAATATTGCCCGATATTTTGTTTGTGAACGATGTCGGCACAAGTCCGAACGGTGCAGTCAACATAGTTGTCAAACGTCGAGACTTCAACAACCAGACGTTATCCACAGATTCCACTACGCAAATTACTTCAAGTTCTACTTTTGGTTCTTTGCGTTCACGCACCAGACAGTTTGTGCTTAGGTTTGAATCTGATGACGATAACACGGAGAGCGACAGAAAAGATTTCAAATGGAGGTTAGGTAGCACAAGAGTCGACATACAGCCTTCTGGTAGGCGCTAGATGAGTAAACTACTACCAACTCAACTACCTCAAGCAAGCGGCGACACGGTAAGCGCCGACACTTTCAACCGGTTAATTAGAATTTTAGAAATTAACCTTGGATCTGTGGATCCTGACGCAATACAAACTTTTAATTCAACCGAAATAAGCGAATTGCAATTTGCTACCGGAGCGATTATATTTAACAGTACAACAGAGGTCCACCAAGGGTTTGATGGCACTGAGTTTAGAAACTTATACGAACATCAAACTTACTTAACAGGATTGTCTGCTACAATGAGTTTGGGAACAGTTACAGTGAGTACACCATAATGGCTATAAGTGAACGTTTACAACAGAGGATTAACAACATGGCAGGTATGGAAATGCCTCAGTCCTCTGCGCCTCAAATGCCTATGCAAAAAATGCAAGGGCCTACCATGATGAGAAACCCTAGAATGACCATGGAAATCCGTGATCGAAACAGAAACGGTATTGACGATAGAAAAGAGGGTATGTTCAAACCAGGTGATTTTGTTCCTATACCAAAGGCGGGTAGTGCACAGGACGGACCAGATGACTCTTTTTCGGGAATAATTATGACTCCAGAGGGTCCTAGAAGAGTAGGAGCGGGCGCTATTACAGAGCGAGAAATGGAAGTTTTGCAAAACGCATCTAACATGGGCAGAAAAGGCGATTCACAATTAGGCCATTTAGAGGTTGGCGATGTAGTGGTTCCGCCTTCTGTAATCGCAAACAATCCGTTATTAGATGAAATGTTAGAAAGCACTATGCTGAATCAAGGCATAGATCCGCAACAAAGAATAGTGGGTTTAGGGTTAGCGTCTTTGAATCCAAACACAGGTTTAGAAGAATTTGGTATTTTTGACAGCATAACCAAAGGTTTAGAAAAATTTGCTGAAAAAACAGGTCTAAAAAAATTAGGTAAGAAACTAGCACCGTTAGCACCAATAGCGGCACAGTTTATACCTGGCGGCCCAATAGTATCTGGTGCCGTAGGTGCAGGCTTACAAGGACTGTTAGGCGGACAAAAACCAAAAGATTATTTAGCGGATGCGGCTATGGGAGCAGGCATCGGCGCATTAGCGCAAGGAGCTACTAGAGGTTTTACCAAAGAGGGTATGAGTATATTTGATCCTAGCTTTGTCGGGCCAGCAGATCCGAGTAAGCTTGGCGGCGGTGCGCCTTTGAGACAATCAGTCGGCATGGACATCATCAAAGGTTTGCAATCCGGAGGTATAAAAGGTGCTCTAGGTAACTTAGTCGACGAAGGCACGCTTGCGGGCGGACTCTTAGGTGTCGGCGGTGGCGGCGCAGGACAGGCCATAGTCAATGAGGCGGGCGAAGTTATAGGTTACACCGGCGGTGGCGGCGGTGGCGGTCTAGGTGGAGCACTAGGTGGTCTACTTGGCGGCGGCGGTGGCGGTCTAGGTGGAGCACTAGGATTAGCCGGCATAGGTGCTTTATCGGCGGGCCTAGCTAAATTAGCTTACGAAGACGCAAAAAAACAAAAAGGCGTTCCCCTAACGCCTTTAACTACAATGAGTCCTACAGGCAGATACAACATCGAGGCTGAGATAGCCAGAAGACAAGGATTGCCTGCACCAAACCCTGTTGAGTTTGGTTTATTGCCAGCTGGTACTTTGCCCAGATTATCAGGCGGACAACCAAGAGATAAAAGCTTAGGCGGAGCGATAGAAGAATTACAAGGCGGTATGGCAAGAGGCATGAGTCGTGGCGGTATTATGGCTTTCGCTTCTGGCGGTGCCGTACAAATGCAAGAAGGCGGCGAAATGGATCCAAGCAAGTTTCCGCCCATGGATGGTGACATCAACGGTGCGGGCACAGAAATAAGCGACGACATACCCGCTATGTTAAGCGACGGTGAGTTTGTAATGACCGCTAGAGCAGTGCGCGGAGCCGGCACTTACGACATGAATCAAGATAACAAAGGCATCATAACTCTAACGCCGTCTTTGGCAGAAGATAGAGAGCGTGGCATGGATCTTATGTATAAAGTTATGGATGCGTTTAGCGGACAAGCGAGGCCATCGTGAGTATCTTTAGAGGCATACCAGAAAGCGCATTAAGAGGAACAGGCGGCATAGCATCTTTTAGTCCTCCCCCGATTGATTTAAGTAACATAGATTTAAGTAACGTACAGTTACCTCCGTTAGTAGCAGAAACACCAATGACGATGCAGGGCAACATACAGCCTATGGCGGCTCCCGTTTCTGCGCCTATGGCAACACAAACCGATACGGTGGCGCCTGTTTCAACCGATATGCAAATGCGTTCAGAAGATATGCCGTTTACGACAGGAGTTCGTCAGGTTGCAAGCGGTTTGGATCCGCTAACTGAACAATTATTATTTGGCATAGGCGGAGAAGGTGGGTTTATACCTGGCGCCATGCGTGCTGCTGAAAGAGTTTTCTTTGACGCAGAGGGCAAACCGGTAGTGATAGAAGAACAAGTTGCTGGTTTTACTCCCGATCAATTAAGAGCACAAGAATTAGCCAGACAAGGCGTCGGCATACAAGATAGATTTATCGGCGGAGCTGAGGATGCTTTAGGTGCCGGTATCGGCGCGTTAGGCAGAGGTTTTGGTCGCGCTAGAGACATTACTGAAAGCGCAACCGAAAGGTTTGGTCAGAGATTAGGTGGCTTAGGCAGATTAGCTGCGGGAGCGACAGAAGGATTTGGACAGAGATTAGGAGAATCGGAAGGATTACTGAGAGGAACGGTAGGCGGCTATGACCCATCGCTTACGTCCGCGTTTTTCAATCCATTTGAGGATCGTGTGGTGCAACAAACCATTAGCGACGTATTAGAGCAGGGTGCAAAGGCTGACATAGCCGCCAGAGCAGGGGATATCGCTAGAGGCGGTCAATCTGCTTTTGGTTCTAGGGCGCGTTTAGGCGCCGCAGAGCGTCAAGAGGCTTTAGGACGAGGTTTGGGTGAGGCCATCAGCGGAATACGCTCCAGAGGTTTTTCTGAGGCTCAACAGACAGGTTTGGCTGAGTTTGCAAGACAAAGAGCGGCCGAACGAGCTGCCGCATCGGGTTTAGCTGGTTTATCCGGTCAAAGATTGGGTGCTGCCCAACAACTAGGCGGTACATTGCGTGGCTTGGTGGGCGATCAGTTTGGTGCACAACGTGGATTAGCGGGCCTTGAATCGCAATTAGGAGCACAAGAACAAGCAGCACAGTTTGGTTTAGGAACCGCTCTATCAGGACTCGGTACACAAGCACAAGCGGCCAGAGCTGCCGACATATCACAGTTATACGGTTTAGGCACAAGCCAACAAGCTTTACAACAAGCGCAGTTAGACGCACAAAGAAGAAACCAACTGCAAGCGCAGCAAGCACCGTTGGCCCAATTTCAAGCGTTGGCTCCGTTTGTTAGCATGGCTCCGGCAGGACAATTCCAAACTGTTACCGATTTTGCTCCAGCTCCTAGCGCTGTGCAGGCAGGTCTTGGCACAGGCTTATCCGCTTTTGGAGCTTTAGGACAACTCTACGGCGGCAAAAGCTAGTGGCTATCACAAGAGCACAGATACCAGAACAAATAGACGCCTTTCAAGAGGGCGGTGGCGCAGAGACTAATACAACGGATCCAACTACTGATTTAATTAGTTCATTACGAGAACAGTTTGCAACTGACTTTGATACTAGCTTTGAAAAGTATCAACAGAGATTAGCTCCATTTGCTTATCAGTCGCCTAAAATGAATATTTTTGATGTGGCGTCTGAGCTAGGTGCAGGTTTATTATCTACACCGAACGTTGGAGGTAATTCTTTGTATGTAGGTTTAGGAGCAGGCTTTGACAGAGTTAGTCAAAGAGCTAGAAAACAAAAAGAAGAAAATCAAAAAGCAAGAGAGGCCGTTGCCATGCAAGCAGCACAACTAGCTTTACAAGATGAGGCAAAAGCAAACGATTTTTTACAAGACGCTAGTTTGAAACTAATTGACCAAGCAAACAAAAAAGGCGATATCTTAACTTTTGAGTATAAAGATGCCAACGGAGAAACCATTAGAAAGGCGGTTAGAGACAATATTGCTAACGACGATATCATACAAGATCTTATAGACAAGGGAGCCGTGCCTATCAAATCACCAGGCACCGTGATAAACATGAAAACGGGCCAAGAATATACTGAACGAGATAAAGAAGCCGTTAAATTAAGCTATGATTTAGAAAAACAATTAGCCGAAGATGCAGAGGCGGCTTACGGTATTAGAGATAACGTTGATTACGCCATGGAAATAGCGGATAAATTAGGCAAGGACGGTTTTGGTCCAACACAAAGTTTTACTTTTGGTCTAAGAAAAATTATAAACGATTTAGAATTTGGAGACGCTATCTCAGCTGAGAAGGTCGGAGACCAACAAGTATTAAACCAACTAGGCATGGGTTTTACTATGGCTATTGTGTCACAAACGAAGGGTGCTATTTCTAACAGAGAAATGGAGCTTTTCATTCAGGCCTCGCCAGGCTTGGGTTCTACTTATGAAGGTTTTAAAAAACAAGGCGAATATTTGCGACGTATTGCCGAGCGCGACATTAATTACAATGAGGCTTTTCAGGCCGAGGCAGATAAACAGGAGTCACTCGAAGAGGCCGGAGAACAAACTCCTAGAACCACTTTCAGAAACTTACAAAAACACAAAGCACAATGGCAAAGAGAAAATCCGTTGTTTACTAAAGAAGAAAAAGAAGAGTTGCAAAATTTTGTAGACAACAAAACAGGCATAGATCCTGATTTCGATGTAGATGGGTTTAAGGATAAGATGGAGGACATAAGAGATAAAATGGCTAACCAACCGTCTACGGTGGCAAATCAAACGGGTAATTTAGGTGCCAACGATCTTTTGTCTTTGAGGGCAAAAATTGTCGAGGGTGTAGAGGGTATTTACGCAGAATTAACAGACGAGGAAAGAACTGAACTGCTAAAACAAATAGACGCTAAATTAAAAATAAACTAAGTTTTTATGTCTGAAACATTCGACAAAATTTCTAACCAAATATCTAGCGCGGGCGAAAAAAAAGACATGCTTGATCGTGCACAAGACGACTATTTATTAAGGAAAACCAAAAGTTATCTTTTTTTTGATGACGACACCGAAGTAGAGTTTTTAGCGTCGCAAAGGTTTCCTAATGATCCACAAGGAGCTTTAAGTTACAAAAACATAAACGGTGTATTATTTTACGTTGATGATCAGGGCGAGTTGCAA